TGCTCTCGTGCTGCAGCTGGATGATGTTTGAAGCAACTTCAGTTGGTAGAGCAAATCCACCTTGTGCGTCTACTGAGATTTGTACGTCAGCAGCTTTTGCGCGAAGTCCTTCGACGCCTTTGCGAGCAAAAGTTGCAAGCATATCTTTGTTGTCCATTGTGTTGGATTCCTTAATAGATTGAGTTGAAAGATCTGGGCGAGCAGCTTTAGCTTCTAACGCTTCCATCTTTTCATTGAGGTTTTTGATTTGAGCGTCAGCGTCCGCTTTTACAGCTTCAACAGCGTCAACAGTGGCTTTAGTTTCAATAAGCGCATCCGTTTGTGCAGTAGACACTTCGAGTGCGTCAGCAACGGCTTTCAACGTCACTTCTTCAGCCTGCTTTTCAACAATTACATCAGTCATATTTTTTACCATTCAGTATGTTAAGCATTCGTTTCAACTCAGCCTGAGTTTCAACTTGTGCGGTATTTGAGTCGTCTTCTGGAGCATCACGCGCCTCGTCTATCCCGGAGAAACCTTTGGCCAGAATGGCCTTGGCATCTTTTCGAGAGACCCCTGCATCACGCAGGACCTTCTCTAGGGATCGAATGTCATGGTCCGATTTCACGGCGGTCACGACAGACTCTTGGTTTGCCGGTATTGCTACCAGAGATATTTCATGAAGGTCTATTTCATGAAGTAAATTTGCGCCGGATTTCCGGTCATACTCTTCGTGCACAACTCGGTATCCGATTGACATTGCATCGAGTGCTCCGTCTTTTAATAGTGCGTAGGCCTCATCAGCATCGCGCACGCCTTTGGTCAAACGGCCCTCGACATAAAGACCTTTGTCGTCCTCGCGCATAGACGTCCAGACCCCAATGGGTCGCGTGGTATCGTGATGCGCAAGCATCTTGACCTTTGTTCCGGCTTCAGCATGTTTTGCAATAGACTTTTGGAACGCGCCAAGCTGCGTAATGTCACCAGCCCGGTCTTTATGGTTGAACGTGTTGGCGTACCCAGAGAACTTGCGTTCATCTGTGCCATCCACAGCAAAAGTTTTGTGATCAAATGCCAGGATCATCTTCTTATTCGTCATCAGGTTTTTCCTGTGGTTGTTTGTCAGCCTCATTACCAAACTGTAAGTTGTTTGACTGCATTACGAACTCGTCACCACCCTCTCGGGGGTTATAGCCAAGCTCTTGTCGGGCTTCGTTAGGATTCATGACTCCAGCAGCAATTAGCGTGTTGTAGGTTTCAACCCTTGTGGCCATATCGGTTCGCAAGAGGTTGGAAACATCAAACTTGAAGTGCTGTGTGTTAACGTTGAGCAACGCCTTATTGAGCCGTGCTTCAATCTGCATAATGTAGGGCAGCATGGTTGCTTTATAAAAAGCTAAATCCTGGTGCTCAATATTGGAAAAGGTTGCCCTGTCTAGGTCCCCTATCATGTGTGGGGGCACTCGATACATCGCACATATTTCTGACCGGGTATACTTCCGGGCGTCAAGCAGCTGAACATCATTTGGTGACAGCGAAATCGGCTGGAACTTTAAGCCCTGCTCAAGGATAGCAACCTTATGGCTGTTTGCTACACCCTGATGGCCAGCGTTCCAGGACGCTTTGATGTTTTCAAAAGAGTCATCGTCCAATATGCCATCGGTATGCAAAATGCCACGAGGTGTTGCATCGTTTGTAAAAACATTGGCAGCGTAATCCCGCGCATCCATACCTGCGCCGATTGAATTGGCGTTGTATGTGATTGGTGAAATGCCCGTAAGACCATCTAGCGACATGCCACGAATGTGCAATATTTCGCTAGGTCCCAAGACATCTTCTTTACCGTTGTCAAACGTGATCTTGTACAGGATGTTGTATTGTTGATCCTGTAGTACCGTTACGTTTTCAGACTTAAGCGGCAGAATTTCAACAACCTTGCCCGATGATGTGCGGTTAACGTATCCGTAAAAATTACCATTGAGGCATAGGTTGACCATTACATACGCAAAAAACTCAGCGCCTGTTTGGTACTCGTTGGGGTTATTGCGAATAAGATCATGCAGCGGCGCTGCTTTGTGCATTTCCGTGCCAGCGGTTGTTTCGCGATACAGGTGGCAAGGTAATGTCGCCATAGTATCTGACAAAACCTTGATGCAGCTGTAGACGGTATTCATGCGCATTGCCTGCTCTGAAGTGACAGTCTTTGTGGCCGAGGTGTAACTCGAGAAAAAGTCAGACAGCGCAGAGCTATTAAATGGCAGGCTAATTGGTGCAGCTTTCTCTTGAGAGCGGCCCCAGTTAAATAAAGCCATAATGGCCTCCTGAGTGTTAGATTAAAGTGAGCGCAATCCGCGCTTGCTGTAGACATTTGAAATGAGACCGCCATTCACTTTTAGTCGGCCAAGGGCCATTACCAAAGCGATCACGCCATCGATCTTGTTACCTTTGCCTTCTTTCTTAATTTTGATATTGTCATTGGGGTCGATGTACAAAACACAGTTAGACATCATCCAGGACAGAACAGGGTCACGGCCATGGCACAGTAGCTTTGCCTTTACCGCTTTTTCGAGCTCTTTTGAGGGGTCAGACATGGCCATAATTCCCTGGGAGAACTTGACCATTGGCGCGCCTTTATCAACCAAAGAGGCGGAAAGCTGCGTCGCGCCATAAGCATCGTATGCAATTTCGCGCACGTTAAATTTGCCCATAGCATCAAGGACATCTTCCTCGATATATGACAAATCTGTAATGTTGCCCTCTGTTGCAGTAATAAAGCCGGCGTTAGTCCACTCTCGATACTTGACACCAATAAAACCGCTGGTGCCTGTAACAGTGTCTTCAGGTAAATAGTGTTTTAGGTAGGGGTACATTTTGCCATTTTCCATAAACACAATAGCCATGGACGCAAAGTCAGATACCGACGCCAGATCAAGCCCGATGTAGCAGGGTTTGCCTGCAAAGTGCTCAATGGGAGGCCTGTCGCCTGCGGACTGGTCCCAATCTTGGGAATTAATCCAGGCAGAGCTTGAACTCATCCACTGATTAAGCCGTTTAGTACGAAAGTTAGTCTCAGCGCTGGGTGACTCCATAGCCTGCTTTGCCATACGCTCAAGATCATCAGGAAAGACCGATATGCCATATCCTGGATTAGCTTTGCGCCAAACTGCGGGGTCGCGCCAGTCATCTTCTTCATCAATACCCCAAATTGCTGCAAAAAAAGTGTCGTCATTTACGTCTAGGTGAGGATCTAGCACCTTGGTGCAATACTCTCGAATTTCGTAGCAAATCCCTTCCCGGTTTGTTCCCGCGGTAGTGATTGCAAAGATAATTGGTTGAGCGCGTGCTCCTGAAGCGACGTTGAGCACGTCCCAGATTTCTGACGTTCGGTGCACATGGAGCTCATCCACCACGCTAAAGCTAGGTGAACGCCCTTCCAGCGAACCAGCATCAGAAGACAGTGGCTCGAACTTACTACCTGAGGCCTCATGCAGCGTTGCAGACCTGTGGCACTTTAAGTGCTCCAGGAGCTGCGGCGACTTCTTCACCATCGCTTGGGCATCCCCAAATACGATGCGCGCTTGATCACGAGTAGTCGCGGCCGCATAGACTTCAGCGGCGTTTTCGGAATCACCTATGAGTGCATACAACGTAAGACCCGAGCAAAAAGTAGACTTGCCCGATTTACGTGGTACTTCTACATAGGCCGTCCGGTAACGCCTGTAGTTGTCCGATCTACGCATCCAGCCATACAACTGGGAGACAATAAAAATCTGCCAGTCGGCTAGTTCTAATGGACGCCCAGCAAGTGGGCCTTTTAGGTGTGACAAAAACCCAAAGAACTTGATGCAATGGTTTGCCGCAGCAGCATCATAGTAGTAGGTGCTGCTGGCGTCCTGGCTGCTTTCAAGATCGTTGAGTGCCCTTTGACAGGCGTGTATAAGTATTCGTGATGCAGGTAGTTGACCACTGACGACTTGTCGCGCGTAGTCCCACCCGACGGAATCGTTCTGCATTGTGGGTCTCCTCAGACTTTGGACTTACTTAGCAGGCTTAGCAGCTGGCTTTTTCTTAGGTGGGGCTGATACAGGCGCGGGTTTTTGGGCCGGTGCCACATAACGGCGAGCAGTTTCACACCACTCATATATGATTGGTTTTTTCATAAACAAAGCACTTCCTTTAAGATAGAGAAATCACACCCCAACCAACAAGAATGTTGGCTGTAATAAAGCAGGCGGTGATTAGGTTAATGAGTACGACAATAGTGCGAATTACTGCTATTGCATCAGACTCTCGATTGTTGGATGACGCTTTTTCGCCCATAGCTAATGCCCACAGGCGCCAGGCTTGTCTCAGCACTACTTGTTACCTAGGAACGCTGAAAAAGAGTCCACCTCTATTGGCTTGTTGGCATCAACTTTAGTGCGCGCAGCGGCGGTTAGCCCATACTCAGTCATCATTTTGGTAATGTTGCTATAGGCGACATTCATTTGAGCTAGTGCTGGGTGACTTTTCATATTCTTATTACCAGCGCTTCCCTCAACTTCAACCAGGGTGCCCTCAGCTTGCACAATGGCACGCAGTCTTAAGTACATCGTTAGCTGGTCTGCTAACAGCGCAAAGCCCATAGCGTCAACACCTGTTCCGACACCCATTGAGTAGCAATGCGCTGCAACTTGGTCGTATAAAACATCTGTGATTGGGTCGTTTGAGGCCCAAACAGGCTTCTCTGGAATTCCTGCCGGGACACTTACTGAACTGGTTGCCCGGTCTTTGCGAAAGGTCCCTTCAAGTTTCTTAAGGGCCTCCGGTTTGCGTTTTCGTCCTGCCATTGGTGATTCCTCCTCAGGAGTCATTAGAACTAGTTCATTAAAGGCACATTGAGCTTTTAATGAATCAAATTAAGGGGCCTTTTGAGTGCAGGGAGACAGTCTGCTAGCCGTGAGGAGGTCGGCCGGGGCGCGAGAGGCCGTACTCGCAAACATTAGTCAAATAAAACTGATAGATCCGGTGGGGTCCAATCAGATGGCTTAGTGGCATCACCTTCAAGGCCTCGGCTAGGCTTTACGCCTCGCTTTTTGGCCATATTGGCTTGGTGCACTATCCCGATAGCACGATTGGCGTCGACACCCATTTGGTGCATGCCGCCTAGCGCGAAATAAACGAGATCAACCAGAGCATCTACCGTCTCGGGTGCATCTTGGTTGCTTATTGCCTGTTTTAACTCATTTAACTCCTCTTCAATAAAGACCGGAAGGTGGGTCTTAACCTTGTCGGGTATTGACCTTGCGGGCTTTGATGGAAATGGGTCATTTAGTACTGTTTCGTTGAATTCTCTTACTTTTGCAAATATATCCATGTATCTGCATCCTCCTCAGGATTTTTGTTTGAATGTGACAATATGCGTCCGGCTATAGGGCGCGCCTGTCGTAGGGGTGTTTCGCAGGTATTTGGGGGCCCCCTGGGCTCATATGGGGCCTCCAGAGGCTCGAGGCTGGTGCTTACATACCTGTGGGACGGTGCGCGACACGGGGCGATTGTGGAGCCCGTGTGCAATAGGTTTTGGTGATTGTGTATAGGCATGGCATAGGCCACATCTATAGTAGTATCAGGGGCTTATCTCTGGCGCTCTACACGCACGCGTGCCGTCTTAGCGTTGTGGCATGCGTGGCATAGCGCTTGCATGTTGCTCTGTACGTAGCCCAGCGCAGGGTTGTCACGGATCTCTACAATATGATCCACCACATCACACGCCCGCGCTATACCCTTCTCGAAGCAGTGTGCACACACAGGGTGGCGCCTACGGTATGCCACTGATGTAGCACGCCAGCGGCTGCTGTTATAGAAGGCCTCTAATTGCTTACGCTCAGCAGACCCTCTATATGTGGTACTACGCTGCTGGGTGTGCGCTGCACAGAGACTACTACCATGCACGAGCTCACTACAGCCGGGGTGCCTGCATGCGGTAGGGGCTGATCTGGCCACTACTGGTGGGCCTCCATATCGACCAGCATAGCTAGGCCTGCAGAAGCATGAAATAAATGAGGCTTTCCGCTTTCTTCGTCCAAAAGCTCGCCCATTTGAAAGGCTAATAAATGCCGCTGAATTGCTGAATATAATCGGGCAACATACTCGGCATCACCTTTGCCTTCTAGGTAGTTTTTTCGCCCGTATTTTTTGGCACCAAAAGTCAGCACATCGGCAGTGCCCAAAATGTAGCTTGGGCAAACTAAATCAACTGCTGGTTTTTCAGAATCAAACTTTTTAGCCTTTGTAGGCGTTAGTGTCCATTCGGGTGATTTTTGCTTATCAGACTCAAATGCGGCTCGGTTTGTTAGATTCCACATAGCTGGTGTTGCATCATTTATCGACACAATGACCTCCTCAGGTTATGTCAACTTAAAAAAAAACCCACACTGAATGTATGGGTTATGGGATTTGTGCGGGTTCACTGGTTAACCAATGACCCTTAGCGATTGAGATTAGGGTGCAGGGGGATCTTCTGGTAGGGATACAAAGCTCGCTCGAACTTTTGCCAGTCACCTAAATAGCCTGAAATGGCGTTTTCTCTCCATATAATGTAGTTTAATCGTTACACGGGCAGCTGTAGCCACTCCTCACGCTCCGGGTTGAACAAGCGTATACGTTTAGCCTTGCTGTCGTAATCGCCCTCACGCAAGATCCTGGCCATCTGTGCTTGCTCCAACCAGTTGTCTTGACCCTTTGCACGGTATGCTTCTTTGATCATTTCCCATGCGCTATCAAAGTCGAACTCTTCATAATGTTCGCCCTGGTCGTCCACTAGCACACGATAGAATGGCTTGAGTAGTTTCTCAGCACCCTTCGGCCCGCAGCCTTTAAGGCCCTTATAGCCATCCGTGGTGTCACCGATCAGCACTTGATACAGCCAGAACTTATCGGCAGCTGCTTGCGAAGTGTATTGGGGCCAGACCATTTCGTGCTGCCTTAAGTAGTGGCAGTCAGGCAGCGTGTACATATCTTTGTCAATCGAGACTATCACGCTGTTGGGGATCTTCCGGTGCAACATGTGAAAGACGTCATCGCCTTCAAGCCAATCGATTGAGATATGTTCGAACCGTGCTTCCAGGGCATCACGTAGCTCGCCGTAGCACACCGGTTTTGGTGTAGCCTTGCGATGCATCTTGTACTCAGGCATTACCAGCTTGCGCCAGTTGGTTGAGTTCTTAGGCGAATAGACCAGGATGACTTCCTCACAGCTAGCCTGTTCCATCTCTTTCTGGATCTGCCCCAGGGCGTCCTCAATGGCCCCAGAGATGTCTGTCCAGATAGTGTCACCGTAATCACGCTGCGCTGACGCAGCGGCTTGGTAGTTGATCACGTCAGCATCTAACAGTGCTACTTTTTTCATGGGACCACCCTCCAGTCTTGCAGGTACACTACGTAGTCCCACATTGATTCCTCGCAGCGCTCGCGTTTATTAGCCGAGCACCATTCTTTGTAGCTCATTACTTTTTGCATTTCGGCTCCTTTAGACAGCCACATCCAACTTTGGACGGCTGCTTTTTTCTAGGGACAGCCAAATCCAACTTTGGACTGGTGCTCCAACTTTGGACGGCTGCTTTTTTCTAGGGACAGCCAAATCCAACTTTGGACTGGTGCTCCAACTTT